ATTCCCAGAGAAGGTTGGACTGGCAGCAGTTGCATGACCTAAATTAGTTGCAATATCTCCAAGTAATGTATAGTTCGCTGCTGTTGTCCCTGAACCTGTCTTGACTTTTAACGAGTCTGGAGTTGTGCTTGTATCAATCCAAAGCTGACCTGTTGCAGATCCAGCAGCAGGAGGTGGAGTTGAACCTGAACTTGTAGAAAAAATATCACTTAGGTTCTCATTTATATCTGCTCTAACATTTGCACCTGTCGAATTAGGTACGGGATAATTACCAACTGAAACTTGTGCCATTAGTTAAGCCTTTCCATATCCTGTGGCCGTCCAAGTAAATGCTCTCGCTTGTCGGACGTTGCTTGCATTGTAGATCGAGATAGTGAAATTAGTAGCACTTGAAGATGCAATTGTGTAATAGTCTCCTGTTGCGGTTGAGCTAAAAGTAATACCGATAGCTGGTGTTGCAGCAAAAACTTTTCCGAAGGTAACTGTTAAATCTGCACTAGAGTTAGCTGTTCCTGCTCCTGATTCTGTCCTTCTTCCCATTAATGGTTGCGCTCTTAGTTGACTAACTGCTATTTGATCTAAATTTCCACCTGTTGAAAATTCTGCTTTTAACTCGTATTTTCTACAACTAATTTGAGCGTTATTATAAACTCTCCAACTAGACCAATCACTATTAGAAGGACTTGCTTGCTGTGTTGTCCTTACATATAATTTTACGTCACAACTTGAGGGAGCAACACCATCAACACTAGGAATATTGTCCCAATCAGCCCAAGTGTCTACAGTGTCAGCATAAGGAAAGAACGATCTAGCTTTTAAGGTTGTATCTAATTCAATTGCAAAAATACCACCTAAATCAATCGGGTTATTTTGGAAATAATAAGTTCCTGAAGTATGCAAAGTTGCATTGCCTCCAGAACTTCCACCATCTGCGGCCATTAACAACTCACCACTCGTAACCGTTAAATTCGTTTTGGAACCAGGGAAAGAATTATCTTCCTGTTGCAACGTAAGAGCCTCCATATCTTCCAAGTCTGGTTTTGTTACCTGACAATCAACTTCTGCATATCCGACACTTTCATTCCCTGTTGCATCTACAAACTTTATAAAGTAAGTCCCTTGTTTCAAGGTGCAATATGCTTCTTTTGCTGTTCCTGTTAAATCGCTATGAATACTCGTAGCAGTAGCCCAAGTGCCTCCTGTTAAGTCTGGTGAGTGCCTAAGACGTACCAGTCCTCCCACAACCACATCCAAATCTGTTGATTGAGTCCAACTAAGTCTTGCCAGTCCACTTGTCGGAACCATCGAAAAGTTTGTTGGATCGTCTGGTGGAGCAGACTTTCCAGGTAAGGCTTTTTCAAAAGTTACGATCTGACTTCCCTTTCCTAACGTGTTATAAGCCTGAACTTGAATATAAATAGTCCCTTCTCTTACATTTCTAATCGTTGCCGATGGTGTGGAGGTTGTTATTAATTGCCAGTTATCATTATCCATTCTGTAACTGATTCTATATTCAGCAACATTTACTCGATCATGTTGAAAGTCAAAGTCAAAACCAACAAAAACCCCTTGACCTTCTGAGTATAAATACTGATCTCCTCTTGCATTTGTTATCGGATTAGGAGCAAGACTTAAATTACTAATATCTCTAAGAACAATATCTTCACCCGAATCAACTGCATTATAAATACTTGCATTATATTCAAGAGCAGTAACATTAAAAGCTGTTCTGTCTGCACTTTCAGTAACAGCCAAGACCCTATATTGTTGAGATTGAATATCCGAAGTTTGTATTAACCAAAGGTTTGGAGATGTTGGAGCTTGTGAGAATGTTTGATCAATATTAATTGTAGTTCCGACTATGCTATTTATTACTTTTGTCTCTACTAAACCTGTCGGCATTATGACTGAAATAGTAGGACTTAAACCTAAATCAATATTTGATAAATTCTCAGCACTGTCTGCAACTATTGTACTTGTAGTGGCTGAACTTATTCGACCTGATCTCCTTTCCCCTGCTCTTAATTCATCAGCAATATCTATAACCATTCCTGGCCTTAAAATTAATCCTGAATCAATGCCAACAGCAAAACTACAAGTCTGAGTAAGAGTTTGTTCACTCTTTAATAACCAACGACCCATTCTATGAGCTTGTCCTTGTGAATAACAGCCGAGAGCCTTGACTTGTTTTTCCACAACTCCATATTTAGCTATTGCATCAGCATCTTCTACATATTCAAATTGAACTTCACCTAGACCTGCATAATCCTGCCAAGCAACAGCAGCAGTAGTATGTCTTACTTTCTGAGATGAACCTTGATATTCAAAAAGACCGTCAATTACGTTTGAATTTCCAATAAGATATTGACTGTCTTGAGGAGAATCTTGCACCATGACAAGACTTCCTGCACCGTAATAACTAATACCTCTAAATAAAGAAGTCATTTGTCTTATTACATTATAAACTTCATCTCTCGAATTAATTAGAAGATTGCAGAGCATACGAGGTTCTTGACCTCCTTTCATATCAGAAACAAGTTCATTGCAGTATTTACTTATTTTATAAAAATCCCACTTATCTAAAGTGCTTTCAGGAAGCGAAACCCCATAGCGGCTATTAATTAACAAATCATATAAACACCAAGCAGGATCAGCACACCAAGTGGCCGCCTGAAAGGAACCGTCCCAGATGCCGCTATAAGTTAATCTTCCTATTTGCGACTCTCCAACACCGTAACTGGTCGAAGTTATGACTGTTGCGTTACTTGGAATTTTTACTTTTATTCCTCTTATTTTATATTTTCTAGCTGGAATAGTATTAAAAGAACGACTGTCAAAACGAAGGAAAGAAAGAGCCGAATTTGGATACCTGAACTTCTCGTCAATAATTTTAGTGTAACTAGCCCACCATGTTTCAGAACTATGCCTTGAGTTTGGATCGTCAGCACTAACACGAACAACTTTTATATCAACAGGGAAAGCACCTGTTAAAGAAATAATATAATCTCTTAGATATGTATTACTTGATTTACCTGAAATTGTGTCTGTTTTTACAGGATTATATCCACCACCATTATATTGAACCTCAATTCTTATTTGAACAGAATTTCCAATAATATCTCCATCATTTTCTATTACTCTAAGAGCAGGAATACTTAGAGTAATTCTAACTCTATCTGTTGTTGTTGCTGTTATTTGACGAGTAACAGGTGACGCATTAGTAATTTGCGAACCAACTCCCACCTCCGCTTCGTTCCCACCTAAATCAGCAATGTAAGTCTGATCTTGCGTTCCTGTTCTTGTAGCAATCGAATATCCCTCAAAGTTATTCTTACCCGACGAGTCTTGGACTGGAGTTCCATCAAGATAAATAGATTTAAAACCGTCATCTAGTCCTTGAATTGGACCTTCTGAAAGCAGATCTAAGACTTTTGCATATTGAACTGACTGAAGAGAATCATCAGCTTCCGTTGGTGTTCTATTACCACCGCCTTTACCACCTCCTCCTGCACCTCTGATTTCAGTCATTTAAACCTCTTGATCAACATCTAGACCAGAACTGATAACAGAACTGCCTACAAATAAACGACCATAAGCAACGGGGATTGCCGTTCCTACTTGCGCTGTATTTGTTACTCCACTAAAACTGTAATTTTGTAATTTGGTTGCTTCTTTCATGTCAAATTCAGGTGGAGGAGGAGACAGCATTTCGCTAACACCACTAAATACTAGACTTAAACCGACATAACCCAATATTTTAGAACCTGCTCCCGCCCAGATAGCCGAACCTCCCATCGCAGCTTTAAAGGTCAAACCCTTTGCCATTCCTCCAAACGCTCCAGCCGCTCCACCAAACGTAACGAAAGACAAAGCAATCAAACCGATTCCAAAAAGAATCCTTCCAGCACCTCTTCCTGCTCCCATTATGACTGGAGTTATAGAAAAGACATCTCTTTCACTCCACGGTAAAAGTAATGTCTCAATCTCGTCCTCAGTAACAATCTCCTTTCCTAATTGAACTTTATATCCAACTCCATGTTGTTCGCTTTCGACCATCCATTTAGTTAAACCTTCAAAGTTGGCAGTTAAAGCTCGAATTGCTTCAGCAGGAGTGTTTACATCAAGTTCAAAAGTGCCTTGACCTCCTAATTGTTTTTTTAATTCTCCGTAAACCTTAACGACTTTCATGTCTTAAAACCTTTGCCGTTACCTTCTGATAATAGCCTCCATACACATCTCTAGACGATAATCTTCCCTGAACGTGATGAAGAACAATCCCATCACCTAAATAAATTGCGGCATGGTTCGGTACTGGACTTTCTAATTGCATTAAAATCCCATCTCCATACGAGATTTCACTTATGTCTATTGGATGAAAACCTTCCTTCATAAAATTATCTAAATACATATTTTCTCCTTTATACCACCATTGATCCCTTCTGTTGTAATCGTTCAATATTAAATTAAATTCTCTTTTATAAAAATCTCGTACTAAAGAATAACAATCAATTAAACCGTGAGAAAACTTCCTTCCAACGTAAGGAAGCTCATAACCTTTTGGCTTATATTCGCCCCACTCCTCAGTAACGGGATTAACAATAAACCAAGGTAATCCTGATGCTTCACATGCAACCATATCGGCTGGACTTGGATTCGGGTTTGTTGTAGGATGACTGTGTATGACTGCTGTTACCTCTCCTTTCTTTTCAGCTTTTAAGTAATCTTCTGGATCTAAAACAAAATATTCATCAGGAGTTTCAGCTATATTTTTACATTTAAAATATCTATTTTTACCTTTTACAACATGTACTAAGCCGACAGATTCGATAGGATGTGTTTCTTTCGCATGAGCTAATGCTTGCTCTTTAATTTCAGAAGTTAAATTCATGCAGACCTGCCAGCAGAAGGGAAAGACCCAAAAGGTAAAGGATTGTTGTCTCCGAATCTCAATTTACAAGATCCAACTCTTTTCCCGCAACGATCATTAGCTAAAGACGATTCAACATTATCATTAGCATCCCAATAATTAGATCCTGTATAACCACATTCTCCAGAACGATACGCCCACTGACATATATTTCCAATCAACTGACGCTTGGGAACTTTGATATTAGGCAAATCCAACTTACTAGCTAACTCAAATTGAACGACATTCCTATTCTCTGAGGATTTTCTATCTACATACCAAATTTCCATAGGCCATTGAGCATTAGGATCTGCGGCTGCTTCTCCATCAAGAAATCTTTTCAATGTTCTTATTCTTCTCACTTCTGCACCACAGAGATCATTCCCTGCTGTCGTTGTATTAACAACGATCAGTAACGCAGTCATAGTATTATCTGCATTTGAAATAGTTAAAGTAGGTCTTGGTAATTGCCCTCCTGAAGCATATTCAAAGCCATCAGCTTGGATAGGTTGTCTTGCATATTGATTTCCATCCCAAACTATATTTCCATTTATATCTGCATTGCAACCATTATGAAACCTATAAACATCTGACGAACCATGTAAGTCATTAGAAAGATGAACACTCCAAAGTTCAATAATTGCACTGGGAGCTAATTTTGAAAGCTCTTCATAAACACTACTAATAGCAGTCCAAATAACATTATTATCTGTAACTGTTGAACCAATATCTGTAGGCCAATCGGGTTCTGACCCTGAAGATGTTCCTGCTGTTGTGCATTTGAAAAACAGACCAGTAATTTGATCTGAAGTTGCTCTTCTTATATCACCAAGACTGAAAGATGTACTTGCCGTCCATGCTGAAACTGCCATTTTTTATGGCTCCGCCACTTCGTTAAATGTCGCCTGGATCGTTGCTCTGTTCCTGTATGGAATTGTTTTAACCCAAGACTGACAAATGAATTTAGAAGAACCAGCTTCACCTGGAGGAGTCCAATCGAAAGATTCACTTCCACCTCTTGCATCTAAGAAATTAGAAATTGTATCTGCATCAGTTTCACTAATATTTTTCCAAACTGGATTGTAAGATTTTAAATTTTGATTTAAGCCAAAAACTAATCTCTGAACATATCCATCTCCGAACTGTACTTGCCTTACGTCAGGACTGTTTATCTGCCGCAATCCATAACTCGGAGTAATAGAAGGGAATGTCGTCATTGTTTAAGCTAATAAGCCGCCTGGTCTTTTCTGGCGTACAAGTTCTGCTTGTATCGCACTTGCTAACATATTACCTAATTCTCTTGCTTCAGTCTCATCGCCTTCAACTGACGAACCAGAAGCATCTACATTTACAACAACAGAAGTACCACCTCCTCTGCCTAGATCGTGATTCGGAATAATATTACCGCTAGTACCTGGAACGAATATTTCTGGACCTTCTTCTCCAACAACGTAACTTCCTCCTCCCTTTACAGGGCCACCTTCAGCAGCAAATCCGTCTAAACCTCCAGAAAGATCATTAGCTCCTAAACCTAAATCATTCCCCCCCCAACTGAATCCTGTAAAAGCACCTGCAAACAGACTTAGAAATCCTTTTTGTATTTGAATCGCAGCCATCCTTGCAGCCATATCTAAGAAATGATCTGCAATCCGACTAAACATATTTGCAAACGCTTGTTGAACACTCATTGTGCCTTGAATTATTCCTTTAAATGATTGTTGGAAAGAGCTTGCTAAAACATCTGAAGTAGAAATAATCCTATAAATAGGATTCATCAACTTTTTCATTTCATCATTTAGATCTTTCACCTTATCGTTGACAGCAGAAAAACTTAACACACCTGATTCACCAAATTGACCCTGTGCTTCCCTTGCTAATCCTAGTAATTCTCTTACCTCTGCTAATTTCTCTTTAAAAGTTTCCATCCGTTTTTCTCTGTTGTCATCAAATTCTTTTTGTAATTTGGCAGCCCTGTCTCTCCCGAAAATACTAGGATCAATACGTCTATAAGTACTAATACCTATAGAGAGAGCAAGTGCTTTATCTCCAGCAGTAACTACTTTCGCTGCGGCAACGGCTTGATCATTTAATGCCTGTGCCTTTGCTTCTGCAAAAGCCAACTCAACAACCGCACCGTCAAGTAATAAATTTTGTTGTAATAATTCTTTTGCTTTTATATTTCCTATCTCTTTTCTAGATGCAAGTATTTCCTGTGCCAACTCACTTTGTCTAGTAATTTCTGCCATTCGATCAAATCCACCAGTATCCGTTCCGAAAATGCTTGCTAAAGATGTTTTAACTCCAGCAGAATCAAACTCAGAAAAAGCACTAATAACACTTAAAGCTTCTTCTTTTGTTGAACCTAATTGTCTGGCAACTTCAGAGATATGTTTTGACGTAACTTGCATACTGCTACTAGAAGTATCCAATCTTGAATTTAATCTTGCCAAGGATTTATGAAATTCATCGCTCTTATTTGCTGCCTCGCCAAGATTTGTACCAACAATAGATAAGGCAAACCCAAATGGCCCTCCCATCGCTCCACCTATAAGTCCACCGAGTCCACCACCAATAGCTGCCGTAGGAGATTGTCCAAATAGTAAAGGGAATCCACCACCAATCATGGCACTACTTAACGCTCCTCTCATCCCTCCTTGGAATAAACCTTTACCCCCTCCTTTTCCTGCCTGTGCCTTGTCAGCAGTTGCAGAGATCTTTGTATTTGCAGCTACTTGTGATAATAATTTTGTATCTTTTTGAGCCTGTCTCCTTTGATGCCTTGCAATAGATTTAGCTGTTGCAGAATCATATTTTCCTAAAGATGCAGATGTAGCAGGATTAGCATTTCTATTTAAGAATTCAGCAGGGTGCATTGGCCCTATCTTCCCTGATGAATAAGAAGTTGTTATTCCAAAATCAAATCTTTCACTAACGTCTATACCTGCTCCCCTTCCAAAACCATATCCTTTGCTTTGTCTTATTTTATATGGGTTATATTCACCTGCTGATCTACTGAAATCAGCAAAACCACTACCTTCTCTTCCTGCTCTACTTCTTCCTATGTTTCTAAGAAGATTACCTTTTAATCCAGTATTAGCAATCCTTTTTAAAACAGCTTCAAGACTTCCTGCATGAATATGTGCATTTTTAAGTTCATCATTCAATAATTTAAACTCACTTCTTGTTTTAGGAAGTTTTAAATTTAAAGGCTCTATTGCATTTGAAACTGTTTTGCGAAGGGCAGCACCAAGAGAATAAGAAGTTTTAGTAAGTTTTACAAATTTATCTCCAAGGGCCATATACATAACAGCCGCAGCACCAAAAGCGGCTGGATGAGCCGTCACGAAAGCCCCTAAAGCTTTCATAGATAATCCTAATTTCGTAGCAGGTATCACTTGAGCATGCATTGCCTTCGCAGCAATATTTCCTGAAAGAGCAAACTTATTCCATGCCTCAGTAAGATTCCCTATCTTAGTTACTGCCGCCGCACCAAATAAACCTGCTCCCGCAACAGTCGCTCTTCTTTCAAGATTTTGATATTTACCCATACTTCGAGAAACATTATCTATTCCTTTAGCAGCGTTATTGGCTCCTTTCGCAACATTTTCAAATCCTCTCTTTTCTATTTTCCCTAAGATCTGTTCAATATTTTGTAAACTACGAGTAATACGATCAGTGGCACGTTTTATTGCCTGATCTTCTACTTTAAAAACAATCGTACGGGTATAGTCAGCAGACACTCCTTTCTAACCCGATAAACTTCACCCTACTTTACCTTGTTTGTACCCGACTAGCAGCACCTTTTTGAACTTTATCTTTTTCTCGTTCATCTTCTTCATTCTTTAACGCAAAATAAGCTGACCATCC